TGCATCTCCAGAATTGCGTGGAGACCCAGAGGTTGTCTTGGCTGCTGTCAAGCACGCTGGATATGCACTCAAATTTGCATCACCAGAATTGCGTGGAGACCGAAGGGTTGTTATGGAGGCTGTGCGACAAGATGGATATGCACTCGAATATGCATCACAAGAGTTGCGTGGAGACCTAGAGATTGTACAGGTGGCAATTAAACATAGTAATGGGTATGCACTCGAATATGCGGACGAAAAGTTGCGTGGTGACCGAGATATTGTCTTGGATGCAGTGCATCTCAATGGATATGCATTTAAGTATGCGGACGAAAAGTTGCGTGGAGACCGAGCGATTTTTTTGGCAGCAGTCCGATGGGATGGATGTGTACTCGAATATGCATCATCAGAGTTGCGTGGTGACCGAGATATTGTCTTGGAGGCACTTAAACATAGTCATGGATATGCACTTCAGTATGCGACCGAAGAGTTGCTCACGCAACTAAAAAAAGAAAGGTATTAAATTACCTATGAGAGATGACTGGCTGATTAATCGCCTGTCTCTGGGAGAATCTAGGGAAACCTATTTTCTTCTCTAATAAGATATCTTATTGAAGTTAAATAAATAATTTGATATTTTTATTGTTTATTTTGTTTAATAGAGAGCTAGACGGGATGTCTGGTCATACACCAGATGAAGTGCTACTAGAAGTGTCTAGAGTTAATTTAGCTCTAGTCACTGGCTGTCACTACTCAAACGGTTGTGCGATAGGCACAATACCACACGACCTTTTACAGATGATATCAGGCGAATACCTGAACCTACTTGCTAGGGAACATTTGTATCGTTTCATCATAGAGTTTATTGATTCACGATGGCCGAGTGAAGTTCACTATGAATTGATCAAACGATTGCTAGTGAACAAAGAGATACTCAAGGATGTTGTTCGTCAGGCAAAGCATTATTATGCTATTCTTGAAAGTGAAGGGTATGCTGTTGGAAGTGACGTTCTTGTAGATTTCTCAGATGATGCTTTATACGCCATACTCCAGTATGCATCACCAGAGTTGCGTGGAGACCGCGATATTGTCTTGGACATCGTCAAGCAAAATGGACGTGCTCTCACATGGGCATCTCAAGAGTTGTGTGAGGACCCTGATGTGGTCTTGGCAGCAGTCCAACAATATAGATGGGCACTCGATCATGCATCTCCAGAGTTTCATGGAGACCGCGATATTGTCTTGGCTGCAGTGAAACAAGGTGGAACTGCACTTTGCTATGCATCCGATGAGTTAAGTGGAGACAGAAAAGTAGTCTTGGCTGCAGTCCAACAAAATGGAGAGGCACTACAATATGCTTCACGAGAGTTGCGTGGAGACCGCGATATTGTCTTGGCTGCAGTGCAACAACATGGATCTGCACTCTGCTATGCATCTGATGAGTTGCGTGAGCAATTAGAAAAAGAAGGGTATTAAATTACCTATCAGAGATGACTGGCTGATTAATCGCCTGTCTCTGGGAGAATCTAGGGGAACCTATTTTCTTCTATAATAAGATATCTTATTGAAGTTAAATAAATAATTTGATATATTTATTGTTTTTTATGTTTAAGAGAGAGAGCTAGACGGGATGTCTGGTCATACACCAGATGAAGTGCTACTAGAAGTGTCTAGAGTTAATTTAGCTCTAGCCACTGGCTGTCACTACTCAAACGGTTGTGCGATAGGCACAATACCACACGACCTTTTACAGATGATATCAGGCGAATACCTGAACCTACTTGCTAGGGAACATTTGTATAGTTTCATCATAGAGTTTATTGATTCACGACGGGCGAGTGAAGTTCACTATGAATTGATCAAACGATTGCTAGTGAACAAAGAGATACTCAAGGATGTTGTTAGTCAGGCAAAGCATTATATTGATGTTTATGAAAGTGAAGAGTATATATATGATTTACCTCGTGACGTTCTTGTAGATTTCGCATATGATGCTTTATACGCCATACTCCAGTATGCATCACCAGAAATTAAGGGAGACCGAGATATTGTCTTGGACATCGTCCAAAAATATGGATATGCTCTCAAATGGGCATCTCAAGAGTTGTGTGAGGACCCTGATGTGGTCTTGGCAGCAGTCCAACAAAATGGAATGGTACTCGACTATGCATCATCAGAGTTGCGTGGAAACCAAGAGATTGTCTTGGCAGCAGTAACTGAATATGGATACTCACTCGAGTATGCATCACCAGAGTTGCAGATTGACCGAGAGATTGTTTTGGCAGCAGTAAAGACTAATGGAGGTGCACTAAAGTTTGCGTCACGTGAGTTGCGTGAAGACCTAGAAGTGGTCTTGTCAGCAGTCCAAAATAATGGATTGGCACTACAGTATGCATCCGAAGAGTTGCGTGGAGACCAAGATATAGTCTTGGCAGCAGTAACTAATTTTGGAGTGTGGCCACTCCGATATGCGTCTCCTGAGTTGCGTGGTGACTCTGAATTAGTCAGGATTGCAAATCAGAGTTGCGTGGGCAACTAAAAAAAGAAGGGTATTAAATTGCCCATCAGAGATGACTGGCTCGATTAATCGCCTGTCTCTGGGGAGAAAGTAGGGAACCTATTTTCTTCTATTACAGATACCTTATTGAAGTTAAATAAATAATTTGATATATTTATTGTTTTTTATGTTTAAGAGAGAGCGAAAGCGAAATAAAAGAGAGCAAGAGACGATACCTGAGGTGGAGATGCCTGAGCACGTGCGTCTTTTGATAGCATGGATTCGCTTGATTATCGCTACAGGGGCGTTTGTTGAGGATGAATCCAAAAAATCCCCTATGAGTCTAGTGGATGAGTGTTCACTGATTGAGCAGATATGCACACTTGCGTTTGCTCATCCAAATGAGTATATTCGGATGTTGATGAGAAAGAGAAGTCCATTATATAGTGGAAGGTACAGTATTTGTGTGAACAATGACCATGAGTTTGTATTGGCAGCTGTTAATCTATGTGGAACGGCTATAAGATATGCATCGCCATATTTACGCAGCGACCGAGATATTGTCTTGGCAGCAGTCCGACAAGATGGACGTGCTCTCAAGTTTGCGAATAGAATATTTCGTAAAGACCGAGAGATTGTCTCGATAGCAAATCAGAATTATAATGCGCGCAAATGGAATGATTTGTATAGGAATTAAATTACCTATCAGAGATGACTGGCTTGATTAATCGCCTACTCTGGGAGAATCTAGGGAAACCTATTTTCTTCTCTAATGATTATTCAATATTTTTTTGGCATTATTTCTTATAGTTTGTAGATATTTTGGATCATATGAAGTCATTAAGATATCTTTTAATTCTATTTCATTAGATATACCGAAGCAATTAAATTTATCAATAAATGTATTTCCTTTATTAATCCAATCATTATGTAATATTAGTATACAATCATTGTATATAGCTTCAAGAAAAGTGTATTGAGTACCACCACCATCATTACTAATAACAGATAAATCAATCATGAATGTAGGTGATTTTAGAATTTGTTTATCATTAAAAAGCATTGGTAATGTTTTTTCATATTTACCATTCCAATATTTATGAAAATCTAATTGTTTTAATTTGTGATAAACATATAATCTATTTTCTGCACCGAATATAGATATCTTTTTATCATCTGGTAATAATTTATTTGCTTTTAATATTATATCTGTGTTTTTATCAAAATCAATTCTAGATATAGAAACAGCATAATTATAAATTTCTGGTTTATCAGAAATAGGATATTGATAAAAAGGATGATTTATTAATGTTGTTTCTATATTAAAGTTATTTTTTATATAATCTTTTACGCTTTTTCTAATAACATATATGTTGAATTTATATAATAATTTGTCATCAATTAAAGGATTACTTTTTTTACCAGTTTTTAATTCAGTTGGATCATGAATAACCAATTTAGTATTATCAGGGAATAAATGTAGATATTGATAATATTGTTTATCAATAGCAGTTATCATAATATCATTTAATGATAAGATATCTTGTATATTTAAATTTTGATAATCTACACCATAACCGAATTTACGTTTTCTTTTTTCAGTATTATTTCCTATTTTATAAACATTATAATTATTTTTGATAGACATATGAGCAGTGAATGTTACCCACCCACCATATATTGGCCTAGCCATATATATTAAATTCATATAATCTTATATACTATATGTTTTATTAATAATGATACTATAACGGAAAAAATAAATATTATAATTAAATTTGAATTAAATTTAATTATAGTATTTATTTAAAATGCTAATAATCTAGATAAATATGAGTAATAGTATACTATATCATTGGGAGATACAATATCGTATTAAAAAAGCAATATATAATGCTGCGTTAATATCTAATAGTTATATATAATTACCTTCATTTAATAAGCAATATGAATAAAAAATAAAAGATAACACAGTAATACATAACCAAAAGGGATATACAGTATCTTTTTTTGTTAATCCGAATTTTTTGAATTCATTATTTTCATCGAACATAATATCTAATTTAAGTGTATAAAATACATATGATATAAAAAAACAGAAAGCTATTGTTTTTGTTATATTTTTATTTAACTTCATAATATATCATAATAAAATAAAAAAAAATATGAGTAAACTAATTATTCATAATATATTTTATGTACTATCAGATGTTGTTAAACTAGAATGTTTAGTTATTTTAGAAATTATCTTACCTTTAATAAGAAAACCAAATAATAATAATATACCAAAAATAACACCAATAACTATTATAACTATTTGTGAAGTACTAAATCTTTTACATCCAGCAATACAATGTTCATTTGTATCATAATCACCTTTACCTGGTTCAACCTGTGAGCAATTATAATCAGGTGCACCAGAACATTTATATATTAAACTGGCACTAGGTGGAGATGGATTAACACAATTACTACTACAATTTTCTAATGTATCGTAATCACCTTTTCCTGAATCAACTTTAGAACACTTATAATCAGGTGCACCAGAACATTTATATATTAAACTTGGATTAGGTGGAGATGAATTATTACAATTACTATTACATTGTTCTAATGTATCGTAATCTCCTTTACCTGGTTCAACTTGTGAACACTTATAATCAGGTGCACCAGAACATTTATATATTAAACTACTGTGGTCTTTGCCTTTTTCAGGTGATAGTTTTATACAATTATCAGCATCATCACCACAACCGTCATTTATCGCTTGAGTACAAGCTATATTTTGATCCGCATCAACATTGCTTGGTGAATCAGAATTTATGACATTTGAGCAAATTTGAATAAAATTATTTTCAGGTTGTTTAGATTTTGAACAATCATCATTAATAACGGCATTAATACAAGGATAATTAGAATTCTTACATTTATTACCATTATCGGCTTCAATATATGAGTTCTCATATGCTTTTTTTGCTGACTCAATACATTTATTATAATCTATACCAGATTGAGAATTTTCCTCAAATCCTAAATTCTTACACATTTTTTGATATAATACACCATTAATAGTATCTTCATCTTCAGTAGTTGCTTCATAATAACTTTCATCATACTTACAAGAACATATATTACTATATTCTTTATTATATCCTTTATTAGCCAAATAACTATCTATAAAATCATGCTGTGAACACTTTCCATTCATAAAATTTTCTTTAGTACAATTATTATCGATCAAACATTCATTTACTAAAGATGCACTATTTTTACTACCTTTACTCATAGTACATTTAGAACCATTCCATCTACATTTAACATTTTTAGTAAATGAAGGATAATATGGTAAATTTGTATCTGAATCAATTCCTAGATCATAAGGTGTATCTATACTATATTCAAAATATTTATTTTCACAATTTTCTTGTGTTTCTGGTGTATTTGTTAATTTACCAGAATTATATGTATATTCACAAATGTCTGAACCATTAGCTATGCTTTCTGATGAGTTTTTTAAATCTAATTTTCTGTCAGTTTTAGTATTACATAATACTAAATCTTCGTCGTCACTATATTTAAATGGTTTTTGATTACAAAAATTCATATTTGTATTAGCTAATATATGAGAGAATGATTGTATAATAGATGCATTTGTTATACCATTACTATCATAAGAACCATATAATTCCCCCAAATCTATTGTTTTATTATTTATATTTTTTTTTGAGTTTTGATTATTGCTTGCTTGTTCATTTGTCGAATGATATGCATAATAATTATTATTATTAGTGAATAATTCGGTAGAAACAATGAGGGGTGTATACGAATCCGAAAATATATTAGTATCATCTGAATTAGTATAATCTGAATTAGTATCATCTGAATTAGTATCATCTGAATACGTATCACTTAAAAATATTGTTTGATATTCACTTTTATAATCATCAATATGATAATCCCATCCATAATTACCATCCTCACCAGGTTTATTATAATTATTGAAAATATTATTGCATTTTGTATATTGATATAATGGATTATTTGAATCAGAATCAAAATTAATTTTAAATGTTCCAGAGCAAGTAGAACTACCCGAAAAGCTATTATCTAAACAACATTGATATATGGACGGTTTTACCATATTATTATCTATATATATTATACAATAAAAAAATAATAGTTATTATCATGATTAATTGTTCATTTGATAATTTAATAGTATCTAAAGTATTCAATAATGTTTTAAAACCACCACCACTCTTAGGTTTTTCTTTTTTAGAAAATAAGGGATTCGTTACGGATCTTCCTACTCCCGATACCCCACTTGCTACTCCCTTTGCGGCGTATCCTACCCCACTTGCTACTCCCTTTGCGGCGTATCCTATCCCACTTGCTACTCCCTTTGTGGCATTTACTACCCCTGTTCCTACTGCCGATGCGGCATTTTTAGCCATATTAACTGGTTGCATTCGCATACCTTTATAAGAACTTGCTGCACTCGATGCAGCGTTTCCTAATCCCTTTCTTGCTGAACTAGCCATATTAGCCATATCCGACATTTCAAATTCTTGGATACCTTTTTTGTTTGAAGACTTTTTATACACAATTAAACCAATTACTACTACTAAAACAAAAATAGCAATAGCGCCTATTGTGGCTGGAAGCATCGCCTCACCTGCCATTACACCATCTGTTAAATCATCCATCTCATTCTGCATCGTAGCCGCAACACCATCAACAGTATGATCCCAAGCATCTTTAGCAGTGTCAGCTATTTTATTCAGATTAGTATTTTCGTGATCAGTTACTCGCTTGTTATCAGCATCTATTGTAGTACCTTGATGTTGTATATCTTTCAGTTTTGACTGATTTGAAATACTAGATGTTACAGAAATAGTTTGATTAGCTACTGAATGTTGATCGACTTTAACTTCACCACACACCTTATCCATATCTTCTTGTTTGACATCCCCAGATTTCCAAGATCTAGCAGTATATACAGGAGTTCCTGTTTGAACTATTTTATTTTCCGTATTTTGTGATGCATTTAAATTAACTAAATTATAGAAATTTGCTGATTGACGAGATATATCTTTTCCTTTTAAATCTATAGATGCCATAGTTTGAGAATTATGAGGACCATCAGAGTTACCAGTTATACTACTATCCTTAAATTTAGTTTGTTGAGCTACAACATCCGCCATATTAGTGGTATCTGCTAAATTAGAAACTGGGCTATATGTTGCCACATTATGAATTGTTACTGTTTGACTTCCGGATGCTAATTGTTTAATTTTATTTTCTGTGTTACCAGAGCAAAAAGTAGGAGCTGCACAATATGCAGTATCATATCCAGTCCCCAACGCTTTTTCTGAAAGTTCACTCGACATAGCTTGTACCTCTGATGAGCTTAATGAATTTAAACATGTAACATCATATTCATTCATTGATTTTGAAACTGCACTAACATTATCTGTATTACTAGAATTGAACCGGCTTATAGTTTTATTCACATGTTCATCAATAGATTTAGTCATTGGGTTTTTACAATTATCCCCATAACACCCAGTAGCATTAGATGGCATCTCTTTGCCATCAGCTCCTGTTATTGATGTAGGGTCCGGTTTAAACCAATTAGCGAATGAAAATCCTTCAACTAATTTACCATCACACATATTATTAATCATATCACTCGCCATATACCCTATTATAAATACTAAAACAATCATAAGTAATTCATCGTTTTTCATTATAAATATATATATTATTTAATATTTTTATTTAGTATGTTTTTAATAACTCTTTTATTTTTTTTGACTACATCAAAAAAGTCATTTATAAAATCAATGTATTTTTCATCTGTATTATTTTTATAAAATGAGAATTTATTATTATCATCTTTGTTGTCATCACCACCAACCATTTTTACTTTAAACTCGCGTTGAAGTTTTTTATTAAAGACTTCTTTGTATTTATTAATAACAAGATAATCATCATCAAAATCATTAAAATCATATTTATTGTTTAGTTTCAATAATTCTATTTTATCAGTAAGAAGATAACATAATGTATAACCACAGATTAAATGTAGATACATATATCCAACATTATTACCAATTCTAAAATTATTCAATTGGTCAGTTAATAATTTTGCTCGTTTTTTCATCATAACATTAACATTATTTGTTACTTCTGTCAAGAAATTTTCAACATCACCTTGTTTTATAATATCATTAAGGTAAGATATCTTATTCTTGAATAAACATTTAAGACTATCATATTTACTTATATCTTTAACAATAAAATATTTATTATTTACGTCATTTGTGTATGATAATTTAAATTTATTATCAGCAAATTCTTTACCCATAAATATTGTATAAATTAGATATTCCATATCCTTGACATTTTTGTCAGTATATTCAACATTAACCATCAAATTTTTAATAGCAAAAGATAATTTAAAATCAAAGAAACTAATATCTTGATTTACTTTTTGGAATATACTAATACAATAATCAGAAATGACTAAATTATTATCGTATATACTTTGACGAATAGCATATTTGTTACTATATAGATTATTAACAGGAATATACCAATTATCATTAATAATACCAGTATATAATAGCATATCAATCATACTGACAACATGAGTACATTTTATATCTAAATTATTATTTTTTAATTTATCATTATCTGTATTATCATAATAACTATTGAATATTTTATTTTGATTGACATTTAATTTAGTGGGCAATAATAATGTTGCGTAGCATATACATCTATTTTGATTACTACCACCTTGTGTTTTTAGATATTTGTATGATGGAGATATATCATACATAAATTTATCTGATGGAGGGATAGGGAATAATGATTCATAATTTTCTAATATTAATAAATAATTGTTATCACAAGTATAATACTTCAAATCTATTCTTGTTCTATCACTGATAATCTCTTTTTTCTCTTCTTCCTTTTTCTCTTCTTGTTTTTCTTGTTTTTCTTGTTTTTCTTGTTTTTCTTGTTTTTCTTGTTTTTCTTGTTTTTCTTGTTTTTCTTGTTTTTCTTCAGGTTTCTTTTTTTTATCATCTTTAACATTGAATATTTTATTATAATTATCTAAATCATTTTTGATGACATTGATAAAATAATTTATCATTTTATAGTTATTTACTTGTTCATTAATATCAACAATCATATTATATAATAAACAAGAAATTAAAATTATACAAGAAACAAAATAATATATATATATATATATGAATATGAAATCGAATAAGAAATCAATGAGGAAATCGAATAAGAAATCAATGAGGAAATCGAATAAGAAATCAATGAGGAAATCGAATAAGAAATCAATGAGGAAATCGAATAAGAAATCAATGAGGAAATCGAATAAGAAATCAATGAGGAAATCGAATAAGAAATCAATGAGGAAATCGAATAAGAAAGGAGGTGATATTGGATTTATGGGTGGGTTAGTAACTGGTGTGGTGGGCACGATGACTGGGGTAGCTGCTTTCAGAGGTAGTAACGATGAGAAACCTTGTAATAATCCACTAGATTATGAATATCCATATTATATATATATAAATGACAAACCAGATATTATTGATACAAGTATAACAAGTGCGGATAGAAAAACAATAAATCGTATAAAAACTGATTGTGCTGGATTATTATTAAGTAGAAGTAATAATAGTGAACAAATGAAAGAAGATGAATTATTTAATATATTAAATACAATATTAATCGCACATAAACATCACTACAAAGATAAGGATAATATAGAAATTGAATATAGTGTGAATAATAAATTAGATAAAAATAAATCAAATTTAAGAAATTATAAAGATTTAGAAAATAAATCAGATAAAACAGGTATTGTAAATGGTAACATAATAATGATATATATATAATACAAGAAAACTTAAAACATAAAAGATAACAATATATAATATGGAACGACAACATATCTTATTAGAGTATGACCATTATGTCAAAAAATATAAAAGTAAATATGGAGAAAATACAATAGTATTAATACAACTAGGATCATTTTATGAGTTATGTTCAGTGACAGACAAGATATCTTATGGTGAGCCAAATATTCATTATATATGTAATACAATATTAAATATGGCTGTAGCCAAAAAAAAATACAAAGATAAAGATATATACAAAGATTATTATCAAGGTGGATTTCCTATTGTATCATATGAGAAATATATACCTTTATTACTAAATAAAAAATATACAATAGTATTTGTAGATCAGATAACAGAGAAACCTGAGATTAAAAGAGAAGTTACGAATATACTATCACCAGGGACAGATATAAAACACAAAGAAGAATCTAATTATTTGTTATCAATCTATATAGAAAAGTATAATACAATAAAAGGGGAATATTATATAGTAGGAGTTAGTTCAATAGAATTATCAACAGGGGAGAATTATATACACTATATAAATAATGAGGAGAAGAAATATTGGTCAGATGAGATATCAAGATTAATACATTTTTATAATCCTAGTGAGATAATATTTCACACAGATAATTATGATTTAACAGAAGATATGATTATGAACCAATGGGATATTCATAATTCAACAATAAGAATTAATCATTATACAGAAGCATATTATAAGAATATAACATATCAGAATGAGTACTTGGATAAGATATTTAATCTAAAAATGATGGTATCACCAATAGATTATTTTAATTTATCTCATAAAAAGGAATTAATAAATTCATATATATACTTGTTGGTGTATATTGAAGAGCATCAGCCGGATATACTTACAAATATTAATAATCCAAAAGAATATTTATCGGAGGAATATTTAATATTAAATTCTAATTCTATTCGACAATTGAATGTTGTTAATAATTATTCATATTATAAAGGGAAAAATGAATCATTGTTAGAGATATGTAATAAATGTGTTACTAGTATGGGTACTAGATTAATGAAGAATAGATTATTATATCCATCTATTTGTATAGAGACAATAAATAAGAGATATGATAATATATCAAAATGTGTAGAGAAAGAGAGGTATAAAGAGATTAGAGAATTTTTGCGGTATATATCTGACATAGAGAAAACATTAAGAATGATGAGTATAAATAAATTAACACCATATGAATTATATTCTAGTTATTTATCATATGAATTTGTAAATAAAACATGTGAATGGATAATAAATAATGATATATTTGATATTGATAAGAATCAATATAATAAATACAAAGAATATTATAATAATATTGAGAGTTCGTTTGAATTCAAGAATATAACGAATAATGTTAAATCGGTTGAACGATCTATATTTAAGAAAGGATATGATGAAGAATTAGATGAGATAAGTGAAAAGAATGATTATTATATAGATTTAATAGAAAAGATATGTTATAGATTTTCTAATATAATAGAGACTAATTCGGGAGATAAGCAATTGGTAAAATATATGAATGATAAAGATGGACATTTAACGATATATATGACGAATGCGAGATGTACAAAATTAAAGCAAAGATTAAAAAATATGAGTGGTGCGAATATTCATATCAAAGATGAATCAACTATATTATTAACATTATTATCGAATGATATTAATTTTAAAAGAAAAGATAACTCAAATATGTCATTAGATATACCGATAATAAAAAAAATATCGAATGATTTAATAGTACTTCAAGATAAATTAAGTAAGAGAATAATATATTTGTATGATGAATTTATAAAGAGTAGATATATAGAATACAAAGAATGTTTGAAATATATAAATAAATATATTAGTGATATAGATTTTTATACAACAGGTGCTAAGATATCAATAGATAATAGTTATTGTAGACCAAATGTTATTGAAGGAGATAGCTTTATAGATGCGAAATCATTAAGACATCCTATAGTAGAGAAGATAAACAAGGATACAGAATACATAACGAATGATATATGTATAAAAAAGGGTGAGAGTGGTGTATTATTGTATGGTACGAATGCGTGTGGTAAATCGACATTAATGAAATCGATTGGATTAAATTTAATAATGGCACAGGCAGGATTATATGTATCAGCATGTGAATTTAATTATTCAATATACACACAGATATATACGAGGATATTGAATAATGATAATATATTTCGGTCACAATCATCATTTGCTATAGAGATAGAAGAGTTGAGAACAATAGAAAGGATGGCGGATAATAGGTCATTAGTATTAGGAGATGAATTGTGTTCTGGGACAGAAACGATATCAGCATTATCTATAGTATCAGCAGGGTTATATATGTTATCAAAGAAAGATGTATCATTTATAATAACAACACATCTGCATCAATTAAATGATATTGATATAGTAAAAGAGATAAAAAATTTAAAAGTGTATCACTTGAAGATTAAGAATATAAATGGTAGGATAGTATATGATAGGAAATTATCAGAGGGTTCTGGACCATCAGTATATGGATTAAATGTATGTGAAGCATTGGGTGTATCAAAGGAGTTTATAGATATAGCATATAATGTACAGAAAAAGATACAGAACAAAGAAAAGAAAGTATCAAATTATAATGCAGAGATGATATTGGATGAGTGTAAGATATGTCAAAAACCAGCAAAAGAGACGCATCATATAAAAGAGCAACAATCGGCGGATGACAATGGGATAATAGAACATTATCATAAAAATAGCAAACATAATTTGGTGCAATTGTGTAAGAGTTGTCATGATTCGATAACATATGGTAATTTGGTGATAACAGGATATAAATTGACATCTGAAGGGAAAACATTAGAATATCATTATAGTAATGAGATTAAGAATACAAGAAATAAATATAATGAGATACAAGTGAATAAAATGAAAAAGTATAAAAACATATATGATATAAATATAAGTGATTGTATAAAAAGGATAAAATTGGATTTAGATATAAGTATAAGTAGACAAGTATTAAAAAAGATAATGAATGATGAGTATTAAAAATAGGGTATCATTAAAATAATAATATATATATATAGTAATAATATGGATAATATATATAATAAAAGTGTATCAATAAATGATCTATATATAATATATTTTAAAAAGGATGATATTGTGGGTAATATAATAAATATAGATGATATTGAAAAAACGGTAACTATACAAGATAAACAAGATAACAAGAAAGAATTAAAGATAGATGATGATAACAAGATAATATTGAGAACAGATAAATATGAGATTATAGATATAGAGAAATTATTAGAATTTGATGAGGATGATTTTGATGAGATAACAACATCTATATTGAAGCAAGATATATATCCTGAATTAGAGATAGAAACGGAGGAGATATCATATCAGAAATATAATTATACGGATACAGAGAAAAGGGAGATAATATTGAGTGAATTGATAATATCATATAATACGAATAATCCCTCAAGATTAAAAGAATTATTGAATAATGTGAATGATTTGTTAATGATAGAAAATATGGATAAACAGAATTATAAAACAAAAGATATCATAAACAAGGATGAATTACCAGATTGGATAATACCAGTGATAGATGCGAAACCGAAAGAATATACAGATGAGATATTATACAGTGAATTAAATGAGATAAATAAATTAACAGAGACAAGTAATTATAAGAAATATTTAAATATAATATTGAATGAAAAATACAATGCGATAATAGATGAGGCGGATGAACATAGTAAAGGATATGAAATAGAACATTCAGGAAGATATCTTACGAATTGTTTGAATGAGGGTTGTATGATGAATGATACAATAACATACTTTGATGACAGAAAATCAACGAATGAGATAAATATACCAATAAAAGTGGATAAAAAAATGAGTATGGTGAATGTGATACCAAAGAATAAATTTAATTTAATATCAATGATGGTTATACCTATTAATTTATCTAATTATTATGATACTATATCTGTCTATAATAGGAGTATATCATTATATGAGAAAGTTATCTTTAATAATCTAAGATATTCTAATAAATCATTTGGTAAATATATTAATAAAAATTATAGTGATATAATATTTAGAAAGGTAGGAATAGAAGGATATGAATCAGATAAGGTAAATGTATATGATGTATCAGACAAGAAGTATGATAAAGAGACAATATTAGATGAGGTTAATAAATTGCCGAATATAAAAGATATCTTGGAGAGAATAAATGTACCAATATATAATTACGATGATATAGAGAGATTATTATTTATATACAATATTAAAGTTAGTGATTTTAATGTAGAAGATATTAAATATATAAATAATTTAATAAAATTATCATTGAAGGGTTTTAAGAGTTTTAAGAAAGAGTATAATCCTATAAAATTGGAGAATATCAAGATAAATATAGATGACAGGATACGATTAATAAAGGAATATATATTTAAGCAGACAGATATAACAATTAAGAATTATTATTTGACACAATTTATAGATAAATTTACGAAATATAATCTAGATGATAATTGGTTATATTATAAGCATAATCATGAGAGAGCTATATGTAAGCATCATGTATTATCAAGTAAAATATTGTATGATAAAGATATATTTAATACATTAATTAGCATATATGGCACAGAACCCACAGATGGTATAATATATTGTAAGAATTGTGGAGAGTATATAAGTGAGGAGAAATTTGCGGTAACAGAGGAGTTTGATGATGATGGTATAGTAATGAAAGATATTATACAAGATGATAGATTAGATATATTAGAAAAACTATCTAATAATCAGTTATTGATAGTAGAGAGAATTAGAACATTATCGAGATCGATAGGAGTAGAATTGAATGATACGGATGTTTATGAGGTGTTAGTGAATTATGAGTTATTAAAGAATGATGAATTTGCGAATATAAGATATGATAGAGATATGGTGAGTACAACAAATCATCCAATTATCTTAGAAGCGATTGAGAAAAATGTTGATAAATCAAAATTAAAATCAGTAATAGTGAATACTCAAAAGTATTTAATAAACACAAATCAATTAATATTTTTGTATATAGTGATTACAATATATATACAGACAAGCATACCAGAATATTCAATAAATGATAAAAAGATAGAATTGATAGATTTTAGTAAAAAATCATATGAGACTATGAATATGACAGGAGATGATTCAAGTATATATATGAGTTCAATAACAAATATGATAAGTATTATAAAAGAATACAATAAGATATATAGTTATGAGGATTTCTGGAAATACTCGAATATATTTATAAAAGAATATGAGAATGTTAAATCGACTAAACCGGAGATACAGATAATTAATTGTATTAAATATATAATATCACCATATTACTCAAAAATATTAGATAGAATAAATAAATACAATTCATACAGAGATAAGAGTAATATAGGATATATTAGAAAATACTGGGAAACATATAAACCGAATCCAACTGATAGTGATATTAAAAAGATAAATAATATAGTCCTGAATAATAAGAATGATAAGCAATATTTTATAAGAAAGAATATATCAGGATATAGTATTGAGAATATAACAGATATAACATCAATTGAAAATATTAAAACGAAATACAAGCAATATAATATAAATACTATATCATTATTAACAAATCGTACATTTAATACATTGAGTAAATATATAATAAATTTATATGGTAAAAGAGATACAGATGTATATATTAATTTGTTAATAAACAAGTTAATCATGGATAACAACGATAAAAAAGTACAGGATGTATTAAAACGATACAAATATGATAAAGATGATTTTGATAAGATAGTAGATTATTCAAAATTAAAAAAGATGTTATATGATATTAATAAATTATATCCAGAATCGAAATCATTAGTACAATATAATCATATCTTGTTTAATAACATACAGTATACATTTATAATAACAAAACCAAAAAGACATTATAGATATATACCATATAATTTGTATTCGGATGAGTTAATAACAAAAACAACAAAAGAGAAATTATTGAATAGATATTGTTATGATAAATATGGAAAGATAATATACAATGATAATAAAATTAAAAATGAGAAATTTATAGATTTTGATAGTGATGTACATTTGAGTAATTATAGTAAATCAATATCGATTGAAGATATATACAAAACTATAAAAGATATACATAAACAAACAAGATTAGAATTAACGGACAAGATATCTTATATACATGTTGAACAAAGATTAATAGAATTTATAAAATCGAATGATAAGAGAAAATATGACAAAGTATCATTTGATAAGTTAATAGAGGTGACAACAGAGTTATTTGATGACAAGAAACAGAATTATGAAGAAATATATAAAACAATATTTAGTGGGATAATAAAGAGAACAAATGATATGACAAAAGAGATAATAGAATTTGTAGATAAATCACCATTATTGAATAAATATTTAAAATCTATTAAGTTTGGAGATATGTTTAAAAAGATAATAGATGGAGATGATAAATACAGGATAAATTGTATTAATAACACGATAATGTTGACAATATTGATAAGTGATAATAAATCGCAGAAAACGATAGTACCGAAATATTGGATGAGGAATCAATATAATAGTGAATTGATTCAGACATTTTTAAAGACAAAAAGATATGCGATACACAATGATATGTTTGTGAAATCGAGTGAGGAGATATTCAAAAAATATTTTGATAAATCTGATTACTTTAAGAATTTAGTTAAATACACATCTAATGTGACAAAGCATATGGATATATTAAAAGGGAAAGATGATTCACATTTTACGAAAAAATATTCAGACCATATACAAAAATATTTATTTGTGAATTATTATTATTTGTTTGTAGATTATATAAGAAATATATCGAATATAAACAATGATATATCTAATATGGATACAGTATTATTTGATTTATTAGAGAATAATAATAAAGATACGATAGATGAATCGATAGATGTATTATCATCCTATTTTATAGATACAATGACAAATATGATACAAGAATATACAGATCCTCAATGGATTCATGATAAAGGGAAAACATTATCAGAGAGATTAGGAATACAAAGAGAGAGGGAAAAACAGTCATTAATAAAAAAATTAGATATTATGACACCAGAAGAGAGATTACTAGCAGTACAAAAGCAAAATTACGGTATATCTAATTGGTATCAAGCGGCTGCACAAGAAAATCAAGATTATATAGATAGTGATGAATATAAGCAAGCGACAGAACAAGAAAGAATAGAGATGTTGAATGAGATACAGCAAACTAATACAGTAGAAACGGATGTATTAGGAGAATATGGATTAGATAAACCGGATATTAAATTTCAGAAAAAAGTGGTGGACGACAATGTAGGTGAATATGATCAGAATAATTTTAATGATGGCGATGATGATAATGATTTAGATGGTTTTGATAGAAACACAATAGATGATTAAAAGATATCTTGATAAAAAAAACCACTTGGGGAAAACTCTCTTTTTATTTGTTTGGTGTTCACTCACTTCTTGTACCACTCAGGAAGTTTGTTCATAGACTCGCATCTTTCGAACATAAATTTCATATCTGTCACACTAGAAACATCCCATTTTGATAGGTCAGCATTGAATGACTTGCATTCATAGAACATACCGATCAGCAAGGTTACCTTGCTGACATCCCAGTTTGATAGGTCAGCATTGAATGACTCGCATTTCCTGAACATACAGTTCATATTTGTCACACTAGAGACATCCCAGTCTGATAGGTCAGCATTGAATGAC